TCCGCATTAAAATACCATAATGGTAATACAGATGTTCCATTTAAAACTTCGAAATTTATTCTTTTGTGAAAAAATACACTATCATGTATTATTATGGCATTTTCAAAAAATTTATTTTTAATAAAGTAATAATATGGCAATAGTTCACCTCGGCCAGGAAATTCAGATTGTATTATTTCTACGTTACTATATTCAAAATCAGCTTTTAAAAAATTAGAATCACTATTATCATCAATTATAACAATTTTTTTAGTTGGATAAAAAATTCTTAATAATTTTATAGAATGATTCCAATATTTATTGGTATTTTCAGAATTTACATGTCTTGTAATAATAAACCCAAAATTGTTCATAATATATATATACATAGAAATGTATTATGAACTTATAACAAAAAGTATTTCTAAATTATTAAATATAAGATGGAATTTTATCGATATCAATTACATCTGCAGGTACTTCACCCTTAAAACTTGAATATGCGTTAAATTCAAGTCTCTCTAATTGCGCTTGAGGTGTATGATTATGAACACATCTTGCTATCATTTTATATAATTTAAAGTCAGGATATCTATCTACTCCATTACCTTTATATAACATATTTACTCCTTTATCATCCAAACACCATTCAACTATTAAACGTTTAACTGGGTCACTACATTTACTTAAATCTTTAATTTCATCAAAATCCTCAACTACATAATCAAATATTGAACAAGCAAGACGACATAGATCAAAACTATAATTTGGTTCTAATCTAGGTTTTTTCTCATTTAAGTAGGGTTCTGTATTATATTGAGTAGCAGCATCACCGCCTGCTTGAAAACTATCGCTACAGAAAAGTTTACCGTTAAATTTATATATACTTCTTCCAAAATCAATAATTTTGAATATACGACCAAATGTTGGAACTTTATAGTACTTCTTTTTATAGCAATAATAAATGAACTTTTTATCAGTCTCATTATACATAACATTGTTTGTATGTAAATCATTATGTGTAAAGTTAAATGCCTTTTGATATGTAACTAAAATCATAATAATCTGCATGAATGCTGAATACCATTCTTCTTTTGATAAATCACTTGTTAAAATTAAGTCGTCAAATGTATTTTCACAAAATTCCATTCCAATAACTTGAACTGGAAATTTTGGAATAGTTACATCTATTCTCTCTTCTTCAAAAGAATCATCATCATCATCTTCATCTTCATCTTCATCTTCATCTTCATCTTCATCTTCATCTTTATCATCTTCTTCTTTATTTTCAGGTTTGTCACTATCTAAGTTTTCAATTTCTCCACAATCATCACAATCTTCATGTTCTTCTTCATTATCAGTGTATGATGACCTTGATGAACAAGTTGAGTTTGATTTTAATGTAACATTTTGATTAGCTTCTTTTTGTTCCAAAAGATTAATATTAGTTAAATCGATTAAATCCGATGGTAAATCAGAAATATTTACGATGTTTTCATCAAAAACATCTTCGAATATTTCATTATCAAAAGACTTAATTGATATTTGTGATTTGGCACTTGAATTATGCTGAATTGTAATAGGTTTTAGTTTTGGATTTTCATCTTGAAATAAATGTTCGTAATCATCAATTTTAAATAAGACATTTTTATTTTTATTAAAATAATCCGACTCATTTAAATAATCAATGTCATCGAATACATTTAAAATAAAATCATTTTTAATACCTAAAAATGACCCATAATAATCAACTCCGTGTGTAAAATCATGATTATAAATTAAATTGCTTGATAAAAAAACAAACATACCATCAACATATGCTGAATTATTTTGGTCAATAAACTTTGAATGACAATCTAATTCAGTTGAATTTATTTTTGGTAATATAAATAATTTTTTATCATTTAAATTATATTTTCCAATTAAATATTTAAATGGGTCTAATAAAGGCGCCATTTTAAAAAAGACATCTCTATCTTTTACCTTGTTATTCTGTATATTTTTTAGTCTACAATTAAATAAATGAAAATCATCTCCTTCTCCATCATTAACATTTGAAATATACCATTTGTTATTTAAATTAATACTATTATAATTACTATCATTCAAGGTGAAGAATTTATTATAAATAGGTATATAGTTTTGGGCATTTGAGAGAAAAAGAGTTTCAGGTTTCTCTAAACATTTAAAAAGTTCCAGATTTTTACGTTTTTGATAGTTCACGTTTATCATTCTTTAGCTAATTAATATATAAATTATATGTATTTTTAACTTATTATAAATGATATTAATATTGCTCTCTCTTATTGCGTAAAAACATGTAAAAAATAATTTCTATTTTAAATAATAATGACTTTAGAACTAAAGAAATTTGACATGAAAAGTATAAGCTTTAAACCTAATGAGAATAAAGGACCCGTTATTGTATTAATTGGAAAGAGAGACACCGGTAAGTCTTTCTTGGTAAGAGATTTATTATTTTATCAACAAGATATTCCTATTGGTACTGTTATCTCAGGAACTGAAGAAGGTAACGGTTTTTACGGCAAAATGGTGCCAAAATTATTCGTTCATAATGAATATAATACAGCTATTATTGAGAATATTTTAAAAAGACAGCGCACTGTTTTGAAGCAAATTAAAAAAGAGATGGAAACTTATAAAAGAACTACAATTGACCCTCGCGCATTTGTTATATTAGATGATTGTCTTTATGATAATACATGGGCTCGTGATAAAATGATGAGATTACTTTTCATGAATGGAAGACATTGGAAAGTAATGTTAGTTATTACTATGCAATATCCTTTAGGTATTCCTCCAAATCTTAGAACAAATATAGATTATGTTTTTATCCTTAGAGAGAATTATATTGCTAATAGAAAACGTATTTATGAAAATTATGCCGGTATGTTTCCAACATTTGAATCATTTGCTCAAGTAATGGACCAATGCACTGAAAATTTTGAATGCCTAGTTATTCATAATAATTCAAAGTCTAATAAATTACACGACCAGGTTTTTTGGTATAAAGCTGACAGTCATGGTGATTTCAGATTAGGTTCTAAGGAATTTTGGGAATTATCTAAAGACCTTAAGGAGGACGAAGAAGAAGAGCAATATGACCCTACAAAGAGTAAGAAAAAAGGCGCAGGACCTAAGATTAGTGTTAAGAAAACAAACAAATGGTAAAAAAGTATAGCAAAATAATAATAAAATATTAATAATATTATTTTGATTTATGGTAACAATTAGAACAAGTTTTTTTCCATGTTTCACTCGGAAGCCTTTTAAATGGTATTTTACACGAGATACAGTCTACATATTGTAAATTACTTTTGTAACAATCATTACAATGTTTTTTAAATTTTTTATCATTTTTATTAATCTCTACCTCTTCATCACATTCTTGACATTTAATTACGCACAAGTTATTTGTAAATCTACGATGACAATCTTTACATCTTTCAGAAGGTTTTAAAATTTTTTTGTTACAATCTTTACAAGAAATTATCTTATCATCACAGTCTAAACAATATAAATCATTTATTTCCTTTTGTTTAAGAAATTTTTCAGGACACATTATACATCTTTCTAATATCCATATCTGTTTACAATGATTACATAATTCTTTTGAATCATCTCTAACATTTACAAATTTGGTGTCACAATTAATACATTCATTATAAATAGTTTTTTTTTTAAGTAAACAATAAAATTGGTTATTAACTTTTTTAATTTCACAAGGAACACATTTTGAACATATTATAGGTTCATAAATTTTATGAATTCCTTCTTTATTACAAATAAAACAATTTTTAATTTTAAAAGAATCGTTATTTTTTTTATTTAATTTAATTAATTCCTTCTCCATTTTAATTTTTTCTTTTTCTTCTAATTTTTTAAATTTTGTTTCTTCTTTTTCTTGTTTTTTAAGTTGTCTTTCATTTTCATAAAATCCTTCAGGTTTTCCTTCATTTCTTTCTTTTTCTCTTTCTTTATGTTCTTTTATTTTTTTACACGTCGATTTAAAATTAGGGTCATTTTTACTTATAAGACCATATCTACTATTACATACACTTCCTAGTTGAATATTCATACCAGAATATTTATTTCTAAAAATATGAACATTCATAATATCTTCATTACATATACAATTTGCTTCACCAAATCCATCGTATATCGTAAACCCATTAGATTCAAAATCACTTTCCTCTGTTCTATTATTAAATGCTAATCTTAAATCAGTAAAATTTTGAAATCTTTCTATACATTCCTTTGGATAAGTTAATAATAACATAAAGGCTAAATTGTCTGTTTGTGTTGGTTTTTTTCCATAAATTCTAATAAAATGTTCTTTCAAATCATCGTGATAAATTTCATAATTTCTAAGTTTACTTAAATAAAATGGACTATTTATGTCTTGTGCTATAATTAATTCTTTGTATACTAATTTTTTTAATTCTTCATCTAAAATAATATTTGTAAATTCATTTTTACAAGATAAATTATTTTCTGAATAATATTCTTCCATTTTAGATTTAAAATTATTATTTGTTATTTAATAATTCTTATTTTAAATAACAAATTTAATTCATTTTTATTTTTAACAATCATCAAATGAAATTGTTACGGGATATTTAATATAACAATAGTCTCTCCAATTTGTGTTTGGATTATTTAATTCACACCAATCAAAAAGTATTTTTCCATTAGACGATTTAACTGGCAATCTTTCCCATAAATTATATTTAAAAGTGAATAATATGTTCATTATTCCCATTTCATTTGTTTTACAAAAAGTATATTTATTCATAGCTTCAATGAGTTGATTTTTATCACATAATTTAAGAATATTTGTATCATAAATCCACATACAATTAAGCATATAATTAGAATTTAAAATTTTCTCACCAAATTCAGATTTTAATGATTCAATTAGTTCTGGCTTATCATAACTTAGTTGACAATTAAACGTTTGGTCTTCATAAAGCTTACCATCTTTGGGCGCTAAAATTTTATTTTTATAATCAATCTCAAGTAGATATTTAACATCATCTAATAAACGCAATCCAGCATCTAAAAACACAACACGTGACCATTTGGAAAAATAATCATCAAATACATGTAGTTTTTCCCATTGATTTAACTTATTAATTTCTCTCTTGTCTGTTGTATCAACAAAACCAGATTGTCCTATTTTAAAAAGTAGAATAGATTTATCGATTTGTGTAAACTTTTTCTCAGTAACATTATAAAAATCCTTAAAATTTGTATTCAAATCAAAATTGATTGTGATTAAAACAATATCACCCTTCCAATTACCTTTACTTCTTAAATCAATAATTGTTCTTTTAACTTTATTAAAATAATTAAAATCAGATACCAAAGTAAAAACAGTGTCACTATTATCTTGTAATATAGTGGATGAAGATTGACTAACTTTTTCT